ATTACATAAAACAATCCATGAATAGGCAAATAGTCTAAACAAGATCATCGTATTATCAACAATAGTATTACTACTACCACTTGGATTTCCGGTGTGCTTTTGGATAAGTTCCCCTGTTTCTAAAACAATAACCGAATGGACAATAGATTCATATATTGCATCCATACGTAGTTTGTTTTCAGGAGTTCTAAATTCCTCAGCTAAAAAGGACCAACGGATATCTCTTTGACCGAATAAAGCTTGCGCAAATAATGACGAATCAAATTCACTCTCATCTAACTCAAACGCATTTGGATGTCGGTTTAAGCGATGATATAGTTTATCCCAGCCTTGAAGATATTTGGTACCACCCACAAATGACCACGACACTGAATGCATAGCATAGAATTTATTATTCATATCTAAGCACAGTCTGTTAGTGGCACAAGAATGTTCAATGGGTGCAGCAGTGAAAGTTCGAATCTTATTCGCAAGAACTTTTTCAATAGCACGCATTTCAATTTTCTGTGAGCAGGTCCATATAGGAACAATATTGTCTTGATTACTTGTACCAATAATATCCCAAAAATCACTTAACAAGGACGAGGCCAACGTGGAACACCCAATGGTATTCACCGCCATTCCGCCCAAGAAGTCTGATTTCTTGGCATATTCCAAACTGGCAGGATAACCACACGAAGTAGTTAAATCCATTTCATTTAGAACAACTTGTTCTGGAAGAACAGAAGAACCACACATTGGTAAAAAATGTGATTTGGTCCATTCCCCCGCCAACATCCAAGCTCCCTCATCTAAGACAGGTTGTGTCTTATCATATTTGGAGATTGAACGAAAGCTAGCATCAAGATTTGAAAAAATCTTACGATAACCATATGGTAACTTGAGACCATTGCGATTACAAAATTCTACGTAAGATCGATTTGTTACTTCCACAGCAGTTTGTTTAGAATATCGATGAACTCGTCCCAAATAATCAACATTTCCATTAACGAAATATTTTTTATAATAAGAACTTACTTGAAGATCATCAAATACTCCAGCAAGAACGCCCCGTTCACCACGACTTCGAAAAACAACTTTAGTATAATATTTACAATACCAAGCTGCCCATACCTCGAAGTCCGGAACGGGGCGATCTAAAAAGACGCTTTGCTCCCAGTAGCAAGTTCAGTCATACGCGCAGTAATAGGAATAAATCCAGTATCTACACTTGTTGTAAAATTATGAAAACCTACAACTCGACCATCAACATTAACTACAGGAGCACCACAACAACCATCTACAGACGATATATTGTAATATGCCTTTTCTTGACCCGCTGTTTCAACAACACTTTTAACACGTCCTTGATCATCCATATACTTCCCGGCAGAAGCATCTTCTTCGCTATCAAAAGCTATAAGACGCACTTTATGACCCACAGAGGGCTTTGTTGCTCGGAGAAAGGGTGATCTTGGGAAGGCTTTATTTACAAAGGTAGATTTTAAAAATAATATATCATTGCCTATTTCAATAAAGTCACTTTTGTTAAAAGTACTTGACACTGCACCAACTGTTATTTTCACAACTTCGCAGGAACTATCAAACAAATGAGCACATAATGCAATCCCCTGCCATAATAAAGTACAATTCATACTATTTTTACCAGCAGTGGCATAACCAATGGATTTTGAAGTGGAAGACGTATTAAAACGTGGTCCATTAACCAAAGATTCTTTTTTTACATTGTGTTCAAATGAAACTTTCTTTTTCAGCGCTTTCTTTTTAACAGCAACTGCTTTCGCAGCTGATTTACGCTTATGATAATTTCCACAAGATTGATCACAATCGACGACTTTACAGACAGGCAATTCTTTTCTAGCTTCACGATAAGTTCCACTAGTAAATTTATCAGTATCGGCAACTGGTATTTGTGGCCCGTACTCATCATCTAAACGATTTGCACGTGCAGCACGTCTACCAACATTCCGAACCATATTTCCTTGCTCATCTGTTTCAAATAAACCTTGTTCACCACTAGGACCATCTTTAGGACCAGACGCATCATAGTGATTTTTGTTTTTCATTTTATTTGGTGTCTTACGTTCTTTCTTTTCAACTTGTTTACCCTTTGAATGGATAAAACGTGAAAATACTAATAAGAAACCAAAAATTAATAAAAATACCACCGGTAACAACCAAGGCTTACTTTGTATTAACTGTTCTAAATCTTTTAAATAACCTTTATCTTGACGATCATTAAAAATATGCTCGACAGACTCAAGAGATTTATGCTTTTTTCCTGAATCAACAGGATAAGCCATTGGAACTTTAAC